CGACCATAATACCTGTCCGCCGAACCACGATCCTCTGGACTACCATGCTTGGGACGGCCATCGTCCCGATAGTGATAGTGAATGTCAGTCATCACACCTTCCCCCACAACTTGACCTGCGATACATGAATCAGATTGAGCTGGGGCCGACTCGACCATGCATGACCAGCAGGGTCAGGGTCTAACTCGTCATACACATGCTCGTGAATGCACTCGCCACAATAAACACTGGAGCCATCAACATAGATGCCCTCCTCGTCACACCATTCATTTTCACACTTCATCTTCATCCTCCATTACATGACGAAACTTGATCCCCGATCCATGGCACTCGTCACATGACTCAACTGTGCCATACTCGGTAGGCTCGTAACCATGTCCGCAACACCAGTCACACCACAAGGTGTACTCGACTCGCGAACCACGAACCTCGATGCTTTTCATTGAGAGATCAGTCATCCTGTCCCTCCTTCTGACGGTAATACTCCTGACCGTCGTGATACTTCCCGCCAGTCCAAAACTTATCGAGCCGCGCATCAAGGTGACTAAGCTCACGACTCTTGAAACCATGCTGGCTGTCATAGCCAGTCCCGATGCGAACCTCGCCACCAGTCAACTTTGGTGACGAATAGTGGAACAGGCGACCGCCATACATCCCACCATCGATCCACGGCGAGTGGATCGTAACCTCATTCTCTTCCAACCAATCCCGCATTTCCTGATCGGGATACATGAAACAACCTTTGAACGTCTTTCTATATTCAGTCATGGCTTGCCTCCATTACGTTACGATTGGCGGCACCACGCTTGATGGCACGCTCGACTAGCTGAACGCCACGCGCATAATTGTAGGACGAGCCGTCACCGGCCTTGTTGATTTGGTGGGCAACCACCGTGCCACGATCATCAGTGACGCAGTAGAACTCACCCTTCGATCCAACAGAGCGAACCGTGTAGCGGTAGCCACTCTGTTCTGGATAGGTGACGACAGTGCCATCACCGATGATTGTGCAAT